TCAGCGCTCCGCTTCGTAGGTCGCAACGCCTGAGCCGACGGCGATCCAGCCGTCCTGACTCTGCACGGTGTCGCAGATTGACACCTCAACAGATTGGCCATCTTTAGGCTCGGACGGCAGGATTGCCGCAGTACGCCGCAGGGCGTTCGAAGACGGCGCGAAAGTGCTTTCAGAGCAGTGGAATGCCCATATCCCGTGTTTGCCGGAACTGCCTATCTGCCTGTCGAGCTTCAGCGTCCACTTCCCCGCCAATCGAATCACCAGCATCACCAAGCTCCGTAGGAAAAGGCCGTAGTCTACTCCTACTGGCATGCTCTGTTGGCAGCCAGCAGTTGGGCTTCATACCCGATCCGCTGTCGCCGCTCGGCCAGCAGCGCGCGGACCTTGGCCTGCAAGTCGTCGCCTTTTCGCACCCCCGCCGCGGCCCAGGCCGGCATCTCCACCGCCGGCACCCTGCACGGCACCGCCACCGGAACTTCTACGCGCACCGTGCGCGGCTCGGCTTCCTGCCGGCCGGCGCATCCCGCCAGCGCAACCATCACCAGCATCAGCACCACCCTCATAGACCCAACTCCTGATCAATGACCACTTCGGCTGCCAGGCACTGATCACCAGCGGAACGCTCACGCAGCAGGCGCTGTGCCGCGGCATAGTGCTCGGCGGCTTGCTGGCGAGCTTGTGTCACCGCTTGGGCGGCCTCTTGGGCACGCTGCTCGCCAGCCTGACGCAACGCGGCGACCTGCCGGACCTGCTCCGCCACTGCGGACTCCAACTCTCCCCGGGAGGCACGGCAGGCAGCCAGATCCGCGCTCGCGGCATCCAACTGCGGCCGGTAGTGTCGCGCGCCGAGCCAGACACCGCCGGCGGCGCCGAGGCCGACCAGCACCAGGCAGGCCAGCGTGATCGAGACAACACGGGCGGAGATCACGACAGCACCCCGCCCGCTGCAAGATAGTGCGCTGCCAGGTCATCGAGAGAATGCTCACGCTGGCCGTAACCAGCCCCCGGCAGGCTGGCCCAAATGTTGGAGCACTTCTGCACGGCATCCGCCAAGCGACCGGCCTGTATATCTGCCAGCGCGCGGCGCTCCTTAATCTGCTGCAACGCCACCAGGTCCTGGTTAGCCGGGGTGAAGCCGCCTTTCAGCGCCAGGCTTTCGCGATAGGCATCCCAATACCTCGAGAGAAGCTGATACCTGCCTGCCGCAGTTGAATAAACCTTGTACCGAGGCAGATAGACCTTCAGGCGCGGGTGATCAGCGTACCCATTGAACAGCCCTCCACCGACAACAACGTTGTAGCCGTTGTCGCTACCTCTGATCGTGCTGGTCCCCTCAGACCACGCAAGCATGTCCAGGAACGCAAGAACGTTCCTCCCTCCAGCGGTTTTCTCGGAAACGACTGCCATCGGCGGTCCCTCTCTCAATAGGTGAATGAAATGAAACGGATCGATATCTCCGGGCTTCGCTATGGGCGCCTTTTGGTGGTCGCCTACGACTCTCCCGGGAAAAACGGAGGATCTGTCTGGCTCTGCCGGTGCGAGTGCGGAGCCGAGGTAAAGGTGAACTCGTCGAACTTGCGAAGCGGCTCGACACGTTCATGCGGGTGCCTCGCCAGCGAATGGGCTTCAGCGCTTGGCTCAAACAGGGAATTCGTCAGGAAGCGTACAGCCAAAGTCACCGCGCACGGGCACAGCCGTCGAGGGTTGAAAACCCCGGAGTACAGAACCTGGCTAGGCATGAAACGCAGGTGCTACGACGAGAAGTACAAGGACTTCCCTAACTGGGGCGGTCGCGGTATCAAGGTCTGCGAACGTTGGAATCAGTCGTTCGAGGCTTTCCTCAAAGACATGGGGCCTCGGCCTGCTGGGAGGTACAGCATCGATCGAATCGACCCAGACGGTGACTACTGTCCTGAAAACTGCCGATGGGCCACGATCCATCAGCAAGCGTCCGAGAACCAGCGACGCCTGACCGGAGTCGAGATCGACGGCACTCAGTTCGCCAGTATTGCCCAGGCCTGTGCTCACTTCGGAGTCAACGTCTCTACCGCCCACCAGCGCATCAAAGCCGGAATACCGGTCGATATTGCGGTAAGGACCTGCGGGCGGCTCGCCGCTCGGCGGGAAAGGGAGTCTTACCTCCGCAGGGATCGGCGAGGTACTGCGTGACGCGCACCAACAAAAACGCCGGCTCGAGGGCCGGCGTTCGGGAGGATATGCAGCAACTGCTGCTCAGTGATGGGCATGTGGTTCTCCGGGCATAAAAAAGCCCGCACTTGGCGGGCTTTTAATCATGAAACTGTCAGGCTGTTGCGCTCTCTGGAGCCCTTCGCCTTCTTCCAATCCTGTGTATGAATTTCACGTTCATCAGCGGAATTTCTAGATATTTACGACTAGCAAAGCCCACAAGCATACAAACGCAAAACGCGATCCATCGCCATGCCTCCATGGACCCTCCTACTCTGTAGGCGACAAAACCAACCCACGGAAGCACGATCCAGTGGACAATATAGATTGAATATGAAGCATCACCGATAGACACTAGCCATTTAGGGAACTTTAGGCCATTGTTCTCCATTGAAACTAGAGTAGCTATTAGAGACGAACATCCTATAGCAGTAAGAGCCACATTTGCAGTAGGACTGATATTTATAACTTTGTACATCGAGCAGATGGCAAGAGGAACAGATACTAGCGCAACTGGAGCCAAAAACTTAACCGCCACCCCTCGGCACCAATAAGCGACTATCCCAAAAGCAAAGTAAAGCTGTGAATACGAAAACAGATGGTAGTCCCACCCTTTATAGAAAATCCCACACACCCACAACCCTATCAACGCTAAAAATAGGCCAGGGAGCCTGGCAAACGGCACAATAAGCGCCGCGAGGACATAGAAAATAATTTCATGCTCAAGGGACCAGCCTGGATTTACTAGAGGGAATCCAGACTGAGGAAATATCAAATAGCTTTTTAGCACACCAACAAGACCTAGCCTGTCCATATCTGCTCGCCAAAAGCGACTTGTGTACCAAAAAACCAGAGCCAACGTGGTAACTATCCAGTAGATAGGCACTATGCGCCAGATGCGCTTAACCATAAAGCTAACTGGCTCAAAGCTGTTGCGCGATACAACGTGGGCGATGATGAAGCCAGAAATACAAAAGAACAGACTGACGCCGACCATCCCGTGTGAACTGACGAATGGGATATGCCACAGGTCCTTTGCCCACCAAACAGCGATGCGAGCATGAAGCAGGAGCACCAAGACTGCTGCGATACCCCTAAGCGCCTGAATAGCTTGAAAATTCACATCCACCCCTTCCGTGTCCGTTTGGCAGGGGCGGATTATAGGCATACCCAGACGTGACCGACCAGCCTAGCGAAGCAGGGTAAACCAGATCGAAGCAGGGTCAGTCGCGGTTCCTGCCTGGTTGTAGGTCTTTATGTCGAACGCTGTAGTGCTGACCGGGAGGAACTCAACGAACATGGCTCCACCACCAGATGGCCGGGCGCTTGGAGTTACTGTGTAGTCGGTATCATTCATTGCTGAAGAGAGCGTGATGCGAACGACTCCAACGCCTGTCCTGCTTGCAGTAAAAGAAACACCTACAGACTTAGCAACAGTTGCGACTGCGCCAGACACATTAACCCTTCCCTGACTTATTGCCTCGCCGGGGGAGTATGCACTTGGATACGAGTAAGAGGATACCGGAGAATCCAAATACCTATCATTCACCCTTCTATTAATAAGAGTTATAAGTCCAGTTGTAGATATTGATTTATTTACAACTGCGGACACCTGAACAGAACCCTCAAAAGAACTAGAGATATCAACAAGGCCGCCAGATGAAACGGTAGCGTTGCCGGTAACTCCGACTATAGAATTAACTCTAGGATTTGCTGGGTCATTCTGAGACAGGCTGATTCCTGATCCGGAGTTTTCAAAGTGCAGCCCTTGAGCCACAAGATTGTCCTTCAGCATCAAAACACCCTGATCTAGTTTATTTGCGGGTGCACCTGTGATCGTAACATGCCGCATGAGGAATAGAGCACCTCCAGCGTTACTCACTATGCCTCGCTTGGTTCCAGTCGCTGGCGCAGTGCCTGAAAGATAGAATTCGCAGTCGCTCACTTCGAATAGAGCAGGACCTCCATTGCCGGTGTTATAGTTAACACCCCAAGAAGTAAAATCCCTCACAACAACATTAAACAGTCCACTATGCTCATGCGCCCCATCAGTATAGACAACAGAGCGCTCGCTTCCTTTGTATACGTTTGAACAAGAAATTGCTAAATTTTCCAGCCTAGCCCCAAATACCCAATGACCATTAGGGTTAATTGGATGATTGGGTCCAGTTGGACCTAATGTAATGCAATTACCAACAGCTGAGCCGGGGAACTGAATAATTGTTGCATGCGTCCCCTCGCCACGTATCGCGGTCCTATCTCGTACATTAAAGTACGTATTAAACCGATATGTTCCTTTGGGGAAGTTCACAACCCCGCCGAACCCTCCAGACTTGGCGCCCTCGACATAGTTGAGGAGAGGCTGAATCATCGCGTCATTTGCACCGTTGACGGTTGCATTGTTCTTCGCGCCCCACTGCAAAACGTTGAACTCGCGACCGTGTTCCGGAACAAGAACCCAGCAACCAAGGGCTGATGGTTCGGTTTCTCCGGTCTTTGCAATGTACGCTGCGAACGAAGATTCCAGACCATCCCAGGGCACTGTCGGGCTGATGACGTTTCCCGCGTTGTGCTCGGATCGAGGGCGCGCCGGGTCCCAGACGTAAGTGCCTCCGCCGACCGGACCATCGGCATAGACAGACCATCCCCCCCAGTATGCTGCGGTCTGAACCATGTCACCGGCATATCGACCGATGAGGCCGATCAGGCCTGTCAGGTCGCTGAGGTGCCGGGATGCCCGCGCAACCAGAGCTGCGCCAGCTGTCGGGTCCAGCGGGTCAGCCAGTTGCTGACGCAGCGAGCGGTCGACCTGGGCAACCAGCAGGGTCTGGTCGGTGGCCCAGTTCCCGGTCAGCTCAACGGGGAACGATGCCGGGCGCTTGACGCTGTAGAGATTCCCGTCACGCTGGATCAGTTGGGTCGGACGATCTACGGTCAGCGGGGAGCCGTCGACGTACTCCAGCACGCCTGGCTCGAATCCTTGAGATGCCAGATAGTCATTTACCTGCTGCTCGACACCGAACCAAGTCTTGCGAGATACCCCGAAGCGGTCAACCCACGAAACGCTTTCGCGATCATTCATCGCATAGTCGAAATTCTTGGCGTTTTTGTACAAGACGCGAGGGTCTTTCGAGCCGAGCGGGAAACCGCTGGTATCGTAGTCCATGCTTTTCTCCAAGCATAAGAAAGCCCGCTCTATGGCGGGCTCTGGATTAGTGTGTGCGGTCAGTTTGGGGCGCTGGCGTTGTCGTAGGTGTAGACCCTGGGGTCGTAGTTCACCGCACGAACGGATGCCGAGGTATTGCCGTTGGGATCGATGGAACTGATCAGGGCCGGGTATGGATTTCCCAGCAGCAGGTGTGGAGGTTCGATTTCCCACGAAACATCAGGAACGAAATCGATGCTGGGAATGCTTAGCCGGTAGTCGTCGATCCTCGACGCCGGATATCCACCGGAAACCGTTCCGTCTGGGCGCCGCAGGTAGAGCGCTGGCGAGTTCAGCAGTGACCAGTCGAGCGGCTCGCTGGACTCGATCAGGACCGAGTTTCCAGAGATCACGAACGATTTCAGGTATGCGCTCTGTGCCAGACCAGGGCCGGGAACATCGCCGGCAAGGGCCACGTAATCCCAGAACTCGCTGTTCAGCGCATCCAGTCCGGTATTGAACGAATACTCAGTTCTCCGGTATCGCTGAGCCATCCGGCGGCGCATCCCGTAGCGCCAGGCGCGATCGCGGTTTGTGACACCGACAGCCGTGATTTTCTCGACCTTCCTGCCGACATCGCCGGGCAGGCGGCACTGGACGGTATCTTCGATCCAGCCGTTGGCATTGACGAACTCCACATCGACTCCGTCGTAGTCGTCCTCCGACGGAGCGCTGATGCTGATCCTCAGTGGACCATCCATGTTCTGCGGCGAGTACATGTGCCCGAATGTTGTCCTGGGCTCGTCTCTGGCCGCAGAGATCACGCCGCGCTTGATGGTCTTCTCGGCATACCCGGCCGCAAGAACATCGTCCATGATCTGCGCCACCGTGACCTTACCGTCCTCGTAGATCATGTCGAACGTGTCGCCGCGGTCCTTCCAGATGGCGTCAAGCCTATCCAGCTCTTCGAGATCGAGATCCGCATCGGTATAGCCTCGCTCCTTCGCGATGTAGCAGAGGAACGGAACGATGTCTCGCGTTGCGATCTCGGGTGTCCATGCACCGTTCTGCCGAGTCGGTAGCATGCGAGTAGCTTCCACCGAAACGCGGCTTTCGGTCTGCGCTGCGATACGGTCAGACGACCGATACCGAACAGCCATTACCGTGACGCCGGCGTAGGACGATGGAGCCTGGAGGCGCGCGCGCATCCCGTACCACTGCGTGCGATCCCGGTATTCGGACGTAGAGTTGCCACCCTGGTTGACGAACACTTTTCGAATGCGAAATTCGGGTCGCATCATGTAAGGCAGCGAGATGCCGTCCGTAAAACCCTGCTGGTCGAGAGAACTGCCAGCATGGTTCTTGCTGACCGTCGTCCATGCGCCGCCGATGGCCATGTCTCGCCACTGGATGTCGTAATAAGTGCGGATCTGGTAGATCTGCCCTTCCCTGCCTACACCGCAAAGCCCTTCCGGACAAAATACGTCGATCTCGACGAAGTTGGTCTTCTCCGACACAGGGCACGCCGGGAAGGGACCGCGCCAGCCCCCTTCTAGACTGGTCGGATCGATGGTGACTCGAGACGTAGATGAGTTGAGAGCGGTGAATCCTGGCCAGTCAACATCGACACCGCCCGCACTGGTCAGCCGCTCGACGGTGAGTTGCTGCGCGCTGTACGCCGTTATCCGATAGCGCAGGCCGCGCGGGCCGATTGCTGCATTGCCAGAGCCGGTCTGCAACGCATTGGCCGGCGAACCGTTGCTGTAGTTGAGCGTCATCGACGTTGAGGTGATGTCGTTCACCAGGTAGAGGCCGCCGTTAGTGCCGACCACCTCGATCTCATCGCCAACATCCAGCCCGAGCTGAGCGATATCCCCCGTCACGACGTCGCGATTCGTCCCGCCGCCATCGTTCACCGAATAGGGGTACATCGCCTCAACCCGGATGATCGTCCCCGCAACCCAGTCAGAGGGGAACGACCCGGCTCCGGCAGAAATAATGATGTTCGTTCCGGAAAACGTGAACGTAGTTGCCGACGGGTTCGGGGTGAGATTGGAACTCTCGGTCAGGTCCAGGCCGGCATTACCAGTTGAGCTCGCACCAACTTCCTCAACCAGGTGCCACCAGACCGATGCCGGGTGCCCGCTGACGTTCTGCCCTGGTTCGAAAATCTGGAAAGAGGCATCAGCGCCCAGTGCCAGGAACGACGTGTCACCGATTTTCGCTGCACCTTCGGCGATCTGGAACCGACCACGGCCAATGCACAACAGCATTTCGGTCCACTGCTCACGCGGACCGGCGAAATACTTCCTGAGCGGCAGGATGTAGTCGGGATAAATCAGACGACGGCCGGCAACCTCACGAATGGCGTCGCCGAGCTTGACTTTGTTTCCGCGTACATCAGATTGAGAAAGACCTTCGCCTTGACCTGGGGTGGCAGGAGTTTTTGGCTGCCCAGGCGTGAACATTTTGAATAAAGAGCGGAAGACACCTGTAACGCCCTTGAACAGCGCTGCCGTGATCGTGAACGGATCAGTCCCGCGTGGCAGCTTGTAGATACGAACAATGTCGCCGCGGTCGATGATGCGCTCGGCCCACTCACCGGGATGGATGAACTCCTCATGGGCCTTTTTCTGCTTGTCGGTGAGGTCATCGCAGAGCGCAACCTCAGCGGGTACAACACGGATAGAGAACGGGTGGACGTCGTGGCAGCGGTACCCAGGCGAATTCGCGGTCAGCCAGGAATGAATCGTCATCCTGCGGCCGATCGGATGCCGCTCCAGCGGTTCTCCGTCAAGGAGCGATGGGTAGATTTCGATCACGGTAGAAGACCACCTTGGAGTATTTGTCGGAGAACTTCTGGAGCGGGGTGAGTGAAACCCCGCTTCCCGGGTTGATTTCGAGAACCCGGAGGCGTCCATCCACTTCGACCAGAAGACCTACGTGATCGAGCAGCCGCCCTCTGTAGGCCGCGGCGATGACCCCAGGTCCTGGCTCGCATTGCTCGAGCGCGCGCTGGATCTCCGTATCGCACGCCCTTTGCATCGAAACCGGGGTGCGCCGCGTGACACCGCCGAAGTCGGTCAGCATCGGCAGCCCGAACAACTCAACCCGCGCGATGAGCGTCAGGCCCCAGCAGTCAAGGCACGGCAGGGCCCGACCGCCCTCGGTATAGATGGCGGTGAGGTATCTGTTCGGCATGGGATCAGGGCCAGTATTTGAGGCCAGGGAATTCGCTGACGTTGTAGATGTGCCGCAGCGCGGCGGTGTTGATGAGGTCGTAGTAGCCGGCCTCCACCTGGACAGTGAGACCTTCGAAACTCGACGTCTTGACCCTCATCCGGTACGGACGCTCAGCAGGTGCTGTGAGATCGCTCTCCAGGTACATCCGCAGGATCAGGGTTACATACTCGCCCGCCTCCAGGGCTTCATTGATACGCTGCTGGGCGAATCCGGTCACGTTGTCGATCGCAAAGCCAACGTTCTGGTTCCCGCTGTTGTCTCGCTTGGGAAGCGATACGTCGATCGCACCGGCGATGAACGTCAGCAGCCGCCCGTCTTCGGTCATGCAGGTGATGTCGTCATAGCCCTGACAGATGAGGATAGGCTCGGGCCACGCCGGGCATGACAACTCGATCGTGGCGAGCTGCAGGTCCTCACCGCCTGAGGCATAGAACCGCTCAAGAGCCGTCGCCATGTCGAGGCCACTCCCTGTTCATCGCGATGTCGAAGATGTCAGCGAGGAGGATGTACTCGGGCAGAAACTCAGCCCACCCAGGATCGATGATCGAGCGCTCTCGCATCACGACGGTCGCGTTGAAGCGCCAGTGGTCGCGCCCGACGAGATAGCCACCGTCGTAGATCCCCTCGAAGTGCAGGTGGCACGGAACAATGCCTTCTTCCGTTCTGAGCTCGCACTCGAACCACTTGACGCCGTCTTTCAGGACGTCTCGGTACCACCCCTTGAACAGACGCGCCTGCTCAGCGGTGAACAGCCAAGAAACCTCCAGAGCAACCGGCACGCCGCTGAAGTTCCGTCGATAGCGTGCCCGGCCGCTCTGGAGGGCGGTCCTGGCCATTGGTTCAACCGTCTTGAAGCCGTACCCCTCCCTGAGCGGAAAGGGAAGGCCATCAGGCCATTTGATCATCGCCCTGCCCTCTTGAATCCATAGGCGCCTTCGATTGCTTTCGGGTAAAGCCCCTGGCCAGACGAAACCTTGTTGGCAAAGTCCTGCTCGACCGCATCGAGAGTTACCCGCAGGTTGTTCCCGTCCATGGCGGCGGTGGCGGAAACCGGCGGACCGTTGTTGATGATCTGCAGGCTGATCTGCGGCGAGCCTTGAGCGGAGGCGTCGCCGTTGCTGATCACCTCTCCACGGGCGTTCGGCAGCATGTACTGCCGGCCATTCGCAGCCTGGAATACCTCTGGTGCGCCGTTCTCGTTGATCCGGTACATGCCGCCCGCCCCTACGGGACCGCCGTACTGGCGACCTCCAGCGAACATCCCAAGCATTGCCGGGATGGCGGCCGCCATTGCGGTAAGACCAGCCGTTGCCGCCCCGCCGAATGACGCAACCGAAGCGGCAGCAGCGGCTGGCGCATAGGCAGAAGCCATAGCGGCGCCGGTCGCTGCGGCTGTCGTCGCCGCAGCCGCCTGCTGGGCCTGACCCATGATGAAGTTCTTCGCCTGCTCGATGCCGACCTTGACGAGGGCACCGACGACTTGGTTCAGCATAGCGCCGGCCAGTTGTCGCATGGCGTCGGCACCATTGTTCGCCCCGGTTATCAGCCCTGTCAGAGCGTTCGTGCCGGCCTGCTGCACCTGATCAAGCGTTGCCATGATCATCTCGTTGCCAGCAGCCTGGCGGCGGAATCGCTCCTCCTCCAGTTGCTTCATCGTGGCATCGTGCTGTTGCTCGGCCTGCGCCTTGAGTTCCAGGTAGCGCTGGTCCTCGAGCAACTTGGCCTCGTTCAGCTTTTTCAGATTCTCCAGTTCGGTCTGGTAGCGCTGGTCTTCGCCGGCGATCGGGTCCATCTGCCCCAGCAACTGCTTGTTGGCTTCGACCTGTTGCGCTTCGTACAGAGCTGCGGCGAGCGCGCGGACCTGGGCGACCTGCTCCGGCGTGGCGAATGGATTAAGGCGAGATTGCGCCCCAGCTTCTGCCAGTTCCTTTCCCTTCAGTCCAGCCTGTGCCAGTTGCTGGGAAAGGTCTCCGATAGTCTTCTCATTGTCCAAGGCAGCGCGACGCTGATCCTCCATCGACTTTTTGACCGTAGAGGCGGTATCAGAGGCTGACTTCTTCTCTTGCTTCCGCGCTTCGCTGTTGCGGAATATCTGGACAGCGAGACGCTCCGCCTCCGCGATCTCCTCTTTTGTGGCATCAGCACTGAGCTTTTTGCGCGCGGCAAGCTTCGCCCGTTCTTCACCCGCGAGAGCAGATAGTTCAGCCTCGTCGCGAAGATTCTGGAGAGCCTTTGTATCCTCCGGGTTTGCCTGGCGATCCGGGCCATTACCAGATGGGGATGAACTCTTTTTATCTAGGGCTGCGTCGACGTCTGAACGCTTTTTCTGTAACTGGTCAAGCTCCTGCGTAAGCTCCTCGACCGCGCCCTGGATACGCACGGCATCTTCAGCATATCGATTGGCCCTTCGACCAGAGCCTTGGGCTTCTTTTGCCGCGAACGCATAGTTTTCCCCAAGCAGTTTGAGCTTATCGCTCACTGCTTGGATTCGCTTGTCGATGTCCAGTTGTGCAACCTTCAGCTGTGCCTGTCCAAGTTTTTCAACGGACAGGGTTAGAAGGTCCGTAGGCTCTTTCGCCTCCCGTGCATTCGTTGCAAATGTTGCGATCGCGGTTGCTGCCAGCAGAACAACCCCAAGCGGTCCGCCGAGGAACGCCATTGCCGATCGAAGTCCACCCATCACCACCGTCCCGGTGGTTGCTACACCATTCAGCGTTGCTTGAGCAGCCGTTAGCGCTCTTGTGGCGGCCAAGTCGCGTTCTTTAGCGGCCAGCAGCGCGTTTAGAGCTGTTGCGTGGGCATTTGAACCCCTGGCAGCATTCAAGTCCGCCTGAGCCAGAGCGACAGCCGCGGCGGCGGCGGCCTTCTCTGCCTCTGCCCGCCTCAGTGCACCTATAGCAGCATTCCGATCAGCTGCTATCTGCTCAAGCGTTGCCCGCAATCTTTGCACTTGGGCCGCACCTGCTGCATACAGGGAGGTAACTAGACGCCCAGCCACAACAGAGGCCAGAGAAGCTGCTGCGACTGTTGCAGTGTCGAGAAATGCTGCCATTTTTTCCGAGTCAAGCCCGAACTCAAGAAGCGCATCAGCAGCCGAAATAAGACCATTGGTGAATGTTTGAAGGGCACCAGTCTGGTCTTCCAACGAAACAAGGACTTGAGTAAATGCAGTGCGAATCCTGACCCCTGCATCGGTCAGGTTATTGGACATGCCGGCGGCTGCCTTGGAGTTCTCTTCTAAGGACTTACGTAGACCCTCGGTGAGCATTTGCGCCGTTAATTGCCCCTGCGCACCAAGACTCCTGACTTCCGCCCCCGTCTTACCTGCAGCGGCGCCGATATCCTCAATAACAGACGGGACTGCGCTGGAGATTGTTTCCCATTGGTCAGCCGAAACCTTGCCGGTGTTGATTGCCTTGGAGAACTGGCTGATCGCTGCCTCTGCTGCATCCGCCTTGGTCGCATTGGTCACGAATGCATACGACAGCGAATCCATCACATCCAGTGCAGACGTTGTGTCGTATCCGAGAGCTTTCAGGCCTGCAGAAGTGCGGATGTAGAGTTCCTGCGCCTCGGAGAGCGCTCGGTATGTCCCGTTGGCGGTACGGAGCAGTCTGGCCTGTACGTTTTCATACTCTTCCTGGCTTGCAGACGCCAGACGAACCCTGTCAGCCATCTCCTGATAGGACTGGACCATGCTGGCCATCTCGCGGAGCGCTGACGCCGCGATGATCGTCTTAATAGCCGACGAAAGCTTGGTGACAGTCGTGTTGAGACGTGCCGCCTCGCTATCAGCACGCCGCATGGTTGCCTGCATCTGATCCAATGAACGGTCAGCAGCATTCGTGCCGTTTACAAGGCCAGAGGTATCCGCCTCGACGGTGTAGTAGATGCTGCCGACATTCTCAGCCATCAGGGTGCTCCTTTCGCCCGCGCCTTGCGCTTGGCCTCGATCTTGTCGAACCACTCCATCGTCGCGTCATGCTCTGCCGCGGTCGGGGCTCTGGCGCCCGGAGCGTTCGATTCGGTTGGGGGGTATTTCGCGCGCAGGGCGCCGATCAGGCCGGTCATGGTCATGGACCAAGCTTCGCGCTCGCTCAGCCCCAGGTGCGCTATCGCCGTCGCGACGTACTCCCGCGCAACGAACTCCCCCGAGTAGTTCGGCTCTTCGTCGTGGCGCCGGGGAAGCGGCGGAAGCGCTCCTGTGACGCCGTGCTTCAGCAGGCAGCGCGCGAGAGGCACAAGGTGCTCGACGTCCGCAGTTCCTGGCCGGTAGACAAGATCCTGGTCGTAGTAGCCAAACACGTCGGACAGGTCCTGCTCACTACAGGCCACCACCACGGCCAGGGCGTCCGCGAACTGGTCCGCCTGATGCTTCTCAGTGATCGGGTCGCTCATGACGCGCGCGAAGACGTCGACAATCTCGGCCGGCGTACCGAGCTGGGTCATGGCGTACAGGGACGGCCGCAGGAGAAAGAACTCCCCCGAGGCCGTGTGTACGCCTATCTCACCGATCTCGGTGAGGATCACGGCGCAGTGACGGTTACCGGAACTGTCACGCTCACCGACGGCCGCGCCGCACTGGTGATTTTCACCGTGGTGGTGCCCACATCAACGCCGGTAACCAGGCCGGTAGAGCTCACGGTAGCAATCGCCGGCGCCGCGCTTTCGTAGACCAGGCCAGGAGCCGCACCGGTCGGGGATACAGCGGCGGTCAGTTGCTGGGTGGCGCCTTCGGCGATCGAGACGGAGGTCGGCGAGACAGTGATACCCTGCACTAGCGGGACAACCGTGACAGTTGCGGTATCGGTGACGCCCGGGGCGACGCTGGAAGCAGCGGTGATCGTGGCGGTGCCGGCCGACAGCGCGCTCACCTCGCCGGTAACCGCGTTCACCGCGGCCACGGTCGGCGCACTGGAAGTCCAGCGCAGGCCTTGCGGAGCGCCAACAGGCAGCACGACGCCCTCGAAGTTGAAGCCTTCGCCAACGGTAAGCGAGAGGGTCTCCGGCACGACCTGAATGCTGGTCGGGTCCGGCGCATCCGCGTCAGGGGTGTCCTCGACGATCAGGCCGAAGTCCGAAGCGGTCGCCGAAGCCTCGAAGCTGTAGGTGGTGACATCGTCGTACGGCGCGGAGCGACTGAGGTTGCTGATGAGCATGAATGCGGTGAAGGTCAGGTCCGGGAAGGTCATGCGCATCCAGACAACAGGCTGTCCGCCGGTCGCGTCCGGCTTCACGACATGCTTCGTCAGGTCGATCAGGTTCTGCGCGCCGGCACCGGAGGCCTTCACGGTACCGTCACCGGAAATGGTCAGCGTCTGGAAACTGGCCAGGTTCTCCCGCAGTGCGCCAACCGAGTCGGAATCAGTCGCGTCGATGGTGTCCCACTCGACGGTGAATTCCTTCGTGCGGAGCGACCCGAAACGGCGCCAGTCATTCTCCGCCGGCAGCGCATCGCCGCACCCGATGTAATACTCGAGCACGACGTCGCGGCCCGGAAATTTGAGCTTCTTGCAAGCCATGTCTGGCCTCCTGATTAATAGAGAACTTCAAGGTCCAGGCTGTACCAGGCCCGGTTTTCGGTGGTGTATCCGGGCCCTATCGGCTCGCCGATTGCCCGAACAGATGCGGCGCCACAGGGGACGCTGTCACCAAGCGCTGCCTGCGCCAGGGTCTCGATTGAGTTGCCGACGTCGACAACGTGTTTCCTGACGCCCTTCGGGCCGAGGAGGATCACCTTGAACCGCAGGCGACGGACGTCGACCTGAGTCGGGGGGCCGCCGGTTTGCTGGATCGCTGCGATGAATGCCGAGTCGAGCGACGGGTGGTCGACCCACATCCCACGGCTATACTGGTAGCCCTCGCCCAGGATCGAAGCCAGCCAGTCCTGGAAGGCGTCGTAGGGGGTCATACGCGGTATGTCCTGCGGAGGATGGCCGGGATGGCTGGAATGATCTGGTCAAAGCCCTTCGTGAGAAATTCAGGCTCCGCATTCGGGTCCCAGTAGTCCCCCCGGCTAGGGTCGTTCTCGTCCCGTGGCTGGCCGGCGAGAGTGCCTGGTGCTTCGTGGACTGCTGCTGCGTAGGCAGCGGTGTAACCGACGCTGCCCTCGACCCCGTTTGGGCCAACAGTGATCTGGGGGGCCGTTTGGCTGTTGACCAGAGTCGATGTGTCGATCGGTGTCATGGTCTGCGCCATTGCCGCTCCCTGGCTCAGTACCTCGTAAACTGCGCGCTCGGAAACACCGCCGGCGATGTTTTCGACAGCCACACGAAGATTCCGCCGGACGCGGTCGATTCCTTGGATTGCCATGTCAGGTCACCAGCAGAAAGTCCGGCTGTTCACCGAAGAAGGACATGTCCCAGTTCGTCACCGAGCGAATCTCTTCCCAGCCGTTGGAGCCGTCGAACTGGATCAGGTCCAGGTACTTCGGCCGGCGGTCCTCGGTGAATATCTGGTGCCGCGATACGAACTCGGCACCTCGCGCCCCAGACTGACCACCCTCTTCCCGCATCTGCTCGCTCTTGGCGGTCCAGGTGCAGGCGATCTCGTACTCGAGGCCGTAAACGGCCTCCTGGGTCGAAAGGTCGAAGTGCAGGAATGGCCGAACCGTCGCCGTGTTGGTGTAACTCCAGTTCGCTGTCGTACTCATGAGTCACCACACATGCAGCCACCGCGCGCGATCCAAAGACCGCCGTGTGCGGTCTGGGTTGGGTTCGGGGGAATCAGCCCCGTCGCACATCCGTACTTGTCCATGGCGTTCAGCAGGGCCAACTGCGCCTTCCAGCGATCAGCAAAGGCCTGGTAGCGAAACGATCGAGAAGCACCGGATGGGGCCGTCTGGCTGCTGATGTACTTGTCGGCCTGGGCCAGGGCGAATAGCGCCAGCAGGTAGGCCTGAATCAGCAGTGCGGTCGATGCCGGGTAATGGGCATCCAGGCAGTCCTGGATCTGCTGCAATTGCTCGATCCACGCCGCGAGGATGAAATCGGGCACGTTGTCGATGCCCTGGCTCTGCAGGTACTGCCGGGCCTGTTCAACTGTGATCATGTCCGATTCCTGAAAGAAGAAGGCCCCATTTCTGGGGCCAGAAACGACGAAGCCGCCCGCAGGCGGCCTCTCGTCACGCACCGGTCACTTGGCCGGGAACAGCTTCGCCAGCTCGCCATCCGGCAGAAGGGCGGCAAGCGCTTCCTCTCCCTGGCGGCCATCGAACTCGATCTTCAGCTCCTTCAAGCGCGCTTTGATCAGCTCCCGGCGCTCGCTGCCGTCCGGGATCGCCGGCGTCAGGGTACCGGCCTGGGCCTTGGCCTGATCCAGGATCTTCGCTGCTTCCGCGTTGGCTGCGGCGATGATGCCTTCGGCCTGAGCCTTGGCATCAACGATCATGGCGTCGACGGATGCCTGCGCTTCGGCGAGAGCTTGCTTGGTCGCTTCGTCGACCTGGAACGAAACGTCCAAGGTCAGGCTTCCGTTCTTGAGTGCGCCAATCTCGCGCACGTTCGGCAGGAGCGCAGCGGCAAGTGATTCGAGTTCCAGCACTTGGCCCTTGGAAACGCCGTTCCAGGGCTTGATCACCTCGTATTTGGGCATGTCGGTCTCCTTACGCCAGGTTGGCGCCGTAGATCACGCCGGACAGACCTTCGTCGTCCTTTTTCACCTGGATGCCCATGGCGCTCATGATCTGGAAGTTGTAGTTGACCTGCGGCAGCGGGCGCGGCAGCGGCACAACGCCGGTAGCCATGCCGACCAGCGGGGTGACCACGTCGCGGCGGCGCTGATAGCCCAGGAACTCGTTGCCCGACAGGGCGAAGGTCTGGCGAACCGCGCGCGCCGGGATGAAGCGCATGACCGCATCGAGCACGGTGCCGGCCACCACCGCGTTGGCACCGCCGCCCATGGTGATCATGTAGGGCTGGGACAGGTTGGCGTTGATTTCCGGGGAAACCCAGAGAACATCGTAGGCGTCCACCTTGTTGGCACGCGCAGCTTGGCCGAATGCGCCTTTGGTGAAGAAGTCGATGATCTGCTGCGGAGTGGCGGTGGTCAGGTCGATGTTCGCGCCGCCGGCGCCGGAGCCCAGGTTGACCTTGATGGTGTTGCGGTGATTGCGCAGACCCTGAGCCGGGTAGTTCTCGACCTGGATGTTGGTGGCGCCGTCCAGGGTGTAGGCAACGATCCGCTTGTTGAACTTGCGGAGCTTCGCAGCCTGCGAGTCCAGAACCAGGTCGATGCCGACGGTGTTCATGCCGGCAGCATGGCGCCAGTTGACACCGTAGCCGGCGGTGAACACCGGAATGGGGTCGCCATCGGAGTTGTACTCGGTGTGATCGAAGGAGTACGGAGCCTGGCCGTCGATGCTCACCGACACATCATCGGCGATGTCGCCGACCACGTTGTAGAGCTTGGCGGTCTTGCCGATCGGCAGCACGGTCTGCACCTGCAGGAGATCGTTGACGATCTCCATGCCGGTTTCCTGGTTGCGGTACTGGATGATCTGGGCGTCGACCTCGGCCCAGAACTCACGACCCAGGCCGGCGAGCGCGTTGCAGGCCAGCATTTCGGGGGTCATGGCGCCGCGGTGGTGGGTGATCATCGCGGCGTTTTGGTTGTTCCAGATGTTGCGGTTGGCCTGCAACTCCTGGTAGTGGCCCATCAGGCGAGGATGAGCGGCGATTGCTTGCTGGGTGAGGAACATGTGTCCGTACTCCTATTAGGGCGCCGGGGCGGCGACACTGCCGACACGGAAGCGGATGCGGATGAAGTCGGTTTCGCCGGAGGCGATGACTGCATCGTCCTGGCTGTACCCGAGGACCGTGTCGGTATCGCTCGACGCGATGGCACCCTGGCCGCTGGTGCCGAGTTTGATCGGCGTGTCCTTCTTGTAGGTGCCGGCCGGGCACAGCACGGCGAGCTCGCGACCCTCTTCGACGTAGTTGCCCACGGCCGAATGGCCGGCGGGAACCTCATCGCGGATGTTGAGTCCTTCGTGGTGAGCGCAGTCGATGACGTAGAGGCGGCCAACGCTGGCGCTTGCCTGGGCGAACAGGTCGCTGCCATTGATCACGGCGAACGTGCCGGGCAGGAGTGCCGCGGCGGTCTTGCGGGTTTCGGTCTTGAACAGCGACTTGCCGTCGATGTTCACGCGACGATAGCGAGACATGGCTTACTCCTTCGGCAGGTTGGCGATATCGGCGGTGAGGCCGCCTTTGTCGGTGGCAGCATTGGCGCCCAACGGAGCGGATTCGCCGCACTGCTTGAACATTTCCTTGAGCGCGTCGCCGGCCAGGCTGTTGGCGATGACCTCGCCAAACTTGGCCTTTACCGCTTCGCGCATGCTGTCTTCCTCGGCGCGCTGGTTGGCGGTCAGCGTGTCGGCCAGAGCCTTGTGATTGGCGACCAGGCCGTCGACCTTGTCGGCCAGGGGCTTGATGATGGTGTCTGCCAGTTCATTGATGGCGCTGGAGGTGTTGGTGCCGATTTCCTTCACGATTTCGGCCTTTTCTTCGGGGGTCAGGGGCATGTCGCCCTCCTTCTCAGGTTGATCAGGCCGAGCCTGACGATGGGTGAAAATGTTCTTGATGCTGTTGGCCACCATGGCGACCCAGGACTCTTGCCTGACAACGGGCTGGCCGGATTCGTCGAAGACGATCTTCCCTGCCTCGACCTTGTAGCCGTACACCTCGGTCACACCGCCATTGCGGCTGATCACAGCCTGAGAATCGGTGAAGTCGGCAACCCATGCGTACTGGTCGGGCCCGGAGGCGAACCGCTCCTTTGCGGCGCGATCGAGACGCTGCTCCCGATCCCGGTAGGACTCGCCAACCAGAGCGCCGGAATTCGGCTGAAGCAGGACAGCCTGGTCGGCGTTTACCATCAGACCGACGCCCTGCTCAGGAGTGGCCGCCCCTACTTCGTGCAGCAGGATCGCGTCGTGATCCATGCTCTGGATGTCGGCGACCCACTCCGCGCCCTGGGCGCGCTGGCTTTCGTTCGGCTCGATGCGATTGAGGAATGCGGCAACGCTGGTATGGATCGGGGGGACGTCCTCCCCCTTCTCCAGCGCTTCGACGCGCCGCAACAGTTCACGGCCGCCCTCCGTGGACTTGGCGAACTCGACGTCGACCCACTTCTCCATGTAGACCCGGTTGCCTGACTTCTTCACGTTGCGGTTCCAGGCGCCGACGTGGGCGGCGTTGATCCCTTCGGGCGAGAACGCAGACACGAGCTTCCCGTCGACCATCGGGTGCCCGAGCGGCGCCAGCGTTCCCTCCAGGCCTGGGTAGTGCTTGTCGATCTGCTCGGCGGTGTAGAGACCACCGTTCATGATCACGCCGGCCGGCAGGGTGTAGCTCGGCAGAACCAGATGTTCGCGCCCGTTGTGTGTCTCACGCCGAATGCTGGCGCTGTTGACCTGGGTGGTGATGTTGACCTGCATGGGCATGGCTCAATCCTCTTTCGCCCAGGGCCCGCGCCCTTTGGCTTTCATGACTTGGTAGTTGCGGCGCGCGCGCTCGACGATGGCCGGGACCACCGGGTTCCCTTCGTCATCGACCAGGACCTCGACCTGGCTGCACTTGCAGTTGCTCGCAATTATCTCTCCGGCTACCATCAGCCCAGACAACTCCTCGAGGTCATAGACATGTCCGCAAAAATCGAATCGCTTGACCATTACGACCTTGTCAGCAGATATCTGGCTGGACAGTCCGAACAATCCATTGCCAGGGAGGCCGGAGTATCCAGAAGCGTGATCCAGCGAATCCTGACGGAACGCGGGGTGGAGCGGAGAAACAGAAAGATGGGCGCCCTGCAACGGTACTCCGGCCTCGATTCTGCCGCCCGGAGAGCCGTTACCCAGGCCGCCATCTCCGTTCGGCGTGGACAAATCGAGTCCGACGAGATTCGGGCCAAGAGGGCTGCGGCCCAACGAGAAGACAGAGTTGGTATGTTCGAAGCCGAGGTGATCAAGGCCTTGCTCGAGAGAGGGGTTCATGCCGAAGGTCAGCGGGCAATTGGCCCGTACAACATGGATATCGCCCTTGACGAGCCTTCCGTCGCCGTGGAGATCTACAGCATTCACCCCACTAAAGAACGAATGGCCAGACTCCATCAGCGCGCCGAATACATCCTCGACACTGGAACATCCATGCTTGTCGTTCAGGTCACCTACCCCAGGCGCATCTTCGACCTCTCCGCGGTTTGCGAGAAGATCATCTCCTTCCATGATTTTGTGCGCCGGAATAAGGCCTCGGCAGGTCATTATGGGGTGATTCGGGGTAACGGCGAGCACGCGCCCACCAGCAGTCACAAGCTCAATGGCAGGCCCCTCATAGTAGGCTTTTGACCCAGCAACAAACCTTCCGCGAACCCTTGTCCCCGGCAGGTAGCAGTTGATCGAGTTTCCGTCTCGGCTGTACCAGTCCCTCACCTCGTCCGAGGTGTAGAGACTGGCGTGCCTTGCCGCATGGGTTGCCCTGGTGCTGGGGGACAGGGCCGACATATGCATCAGCTTCGACTGAACGCCGTAGTCGGCCTCAGCAGCGTCTTTCTCGTCCCAGCGAGCCCTTCGGAGTGCGGTAGTGACCTCAGTGCGGGCGATGCGATGACCTCGACGCGCCTCGATGCCGGTCTGGGCAGTCAGGTCCCGCGCAATCTCGCGGGGATTCTTCCCGCGCCCCATGCCCTCGGCGAGAATGCGCGCCATGTCGGCCTTGACTTGGCCGGACAAGCCCTTCATCTCCTCGAACTCCCGGGCGCGAAGCAGTGCCATCCGCGCGCGGTAGGCGTCGGATCGAAGCAGGACATCCAGCGATTCCCGGCCGGCGCGGTATGCAGGCGATTGCTGCGCCAGGTTGGCATGCGTCTGTGCGGTACCGCGGATGTAGGCAACCCCGACATAGGATTCGAAGAACCAGAGGTCGCGCTCCCCGCCCTCCTGCAGTATCTCGTCGACCATCAGGTTGGTGTCGGCGAAGATCGCGGAGAGAAGGGCCTGGTCGAGACGGTAGGTGTACTGCTCATTCACCACCGGCTGGGCCGGGATTCGGTCCAAGGCAGCGACATAGCCATCCCGGATTTTCCGCATGCGCCTGTCGAACTCGCGCATTGCGCCCCTTTCCAGTCGATCTACCCCGGTCGGGTCACTGCTGCTCGCTGGTAGGATCGGTGCGCGCGGCATCTTCATCCTCCGGTTCGGTATCAGGCAGCGGGTCACCGCCCACGAGCGGGTCGTAGCCAGCCTCTTCGCGGATCTCCTCCGCGGTGAATACCGGCTCGCCAGTGCCGATTGCGGCGCTGTTGATCTCGCTCATGGTCTTGGAGTTGGCCAGGCGCTCGGCCTTGGTTGGAACGGTGAGGTCATCCCAGATTGCCGTGAACTCAGCCTTCAGCGGGACCACGCCGATGCGCATCAGGTGCCCGAACAGGTCGTTGATCTCGAACGTCAGTTCTTGCACCCGGCGCGCCTGGCATCTGGCGTTGTGGTACTTCTGATCCTCACTGCTCGCCCTTTCGCCGGTCTGCATGCCCACCAGGATCTTGGTCGGGATGTCGACGCCGGCGGCGGCGGTTTGCAGGTTGACGTTGTACGTAGGGCCGGGGTCCGAAACAGCGGACACCATCTGCGTAACGGTCGCCCCCTGGGTTGGGAGCAAGACATCGTTCCCTCGGTTTAACTGACGCGCTGCCTCGTTGAAGCGCTCGTTGAGCGCATCGATCGTCACCCCATAGGTACTGGCGATCTCGCCGAGCTGAATCTCCTTGTCGAAGTTCAGCAGGAGCTGGCGTGCGGCGTTCTTCAGGAACGATTCGCCACTGCCTCCCTCGACCTTCTCCAGGCTGATGAAGGAGTTGTAGGCAGGCTCCAGGAATCCGATTGCATCGTCGGTCCAGTCTCCGAGAATGAACACCCGGTCCGGATGGATATCTCGCACCAGACCGGGACGACTGGCTTGGGAGGCCTCGGTGTATTCCCACATGGTGGGCTGCCCGTAGGTCTCGCTATCTAGCTTTTCGTCGAACGACTTCGGCTTAAGGCACCCAGCCCAGGCCGGGGTGACCTTCGCCAGGCCATTGACCTTTCCCGTGACAGGCCTATCCCACGGCTGGCTATCCCTGATGTGCAGGAGCAACCCGGAATACCGACCCACCAAGCGGCGCCGGTCGGCTTCGGAGACAGCCCGCCAGAACCTGCCGCCTGCGATCAACGGCTTGTTCTTCCTCTCCCACTCGGTTTCGTCCTTGGAGCGGTCCTGATCGTCGCCCTCGATGACCTGCGGATTTGTCTTCCAGCACGTGGTGACGATCTTCTCGACCGCGCCATGGGCGATACCGCCCCGCCGGTACATGGTGTACAGGTCGTTGAACGTGATTTCCTGAGGGAAACCATACTCGCACCATGCTTGCGGCCGCTTGGCGTCATGGCCGATGCCCTGGTTCAGCAGGCTCATTCGCGCACGCGCGATAGCACTGCTCATCGCGTGATTGACCGCAAGGTCGAGTTTGTCAGTCATGGTCAGTCCGATTTCAGGATGAGGCCTGGCTTGTCCGTCTCACGGACCAGTTCGACAGAAGAGAGGTTGGGGTCGCGCCAGACCATCGTCCCTTCAGCGCCAGCGTTCTCGACCGCCACGGTGCGGGCGCAGGACGTGCAGCGAGCACGGACCACCATGGAGCGGCTGGTTGCGCGCTCCTTGAGGATGAAGATGGCCATCAGCGGGCTCCTGGTAGCAGCATACCGACCGCGCCGCGGCGCTTGATCAGCGGGCCCAACGCGTACCGGCTCGCGTCCATGAAGTGGTTGTTCTTGTCGATGATCTCGGCGAGCACGTCACCGGTCAGGCGGTCGACCTTGTAGCTGTAGAGCCTGGCCTCGCGCAGGAAGCCGGTACAGCGCACGTGAATGACAATCTCGACGTAGCTGCGCAGATGCGCGATGCCGTCCTCGACGCTGCCTTGCCACTTCGCCACCGGCTCGATGCGCGGCAAGTTGGCGCGCTTGTGGTCACGCCCCTTGCTCTTGACGTGGCTGATTGTCTCCGGCCTGGCCGAATCGGCCCGCACGGCGTGCAGTTCGATGCCAGGCAGACGGTCGATCATGAACTGGGCGATGTCGTCGTTTTCGAGGCCGACCTTGCTGGCTTCGTACTCGACCCAGAGCCGGCGATCGTGCACCCAGAGCTTCACGCCGGCTGTAGGGTCCTGACTGAACCCCCAGTCCAGCCCGTAGTAGGGGCCATCCCAGCCCGGTTCAGGCGTGAACTCCGCCACTCGGTACTTGCCGGACAGGATCTGCGCGTCGCTGTTCTCGCGGTAGGCGCCATCCCAGATCCAAGCGTAGGTCTGGTCGTCCAGCGACTCCCTGTCGTTCAGGCGCTCCTGATCGAGGACGTCGGGGAACCAGGGATTGTCCGTGTAGTTCAGTTCGACGATCTTGGCGCCGGCCGGCATGTTTTTCCGGAACCGGGTGTCGGTAGGGCTGCCGTCCTTCTCCGGGTTCCAGGTGATCCAGACTTCGGAGTCGCACTCGCGAACCGTCGGCACCAGCTTCTGCCAGGCGATCTCACTGACGTTCTCGGCCTCATCGACCCATGCGATGAGGATGCGCGCCTTCGACTTGATGCTATCGAGGTTGTGGCGTAGGCCGGAGAAGGAGAACCATACCCGTCGGTTGCGGGTGCGGATGAACTTCTCGCCGATCTCGAAGTAGGCGTTGAGCCAGGGTTCGGACCGGATCGCCTGCTTGACCTCCTCCATAGAGGAGTCTTCCAGGCTGTTCATGTACTCCCGGCCGCAGAGAATCTGCCCGGAGATACCAGCCTCGGCGAACATGTAGGCCCGGATCGCCGCCATCTTGGCAAAGCTGCGGGTCTTGCCGCTGCCGCGCCCGCCGTAGGCGCCCCTGTACCTCGCGGGCCCGGAGAAGACCGGAATCAGCTTCGGTGGGAGTTCAATCCGTGCTTTCACCAGGCGCCACCAGTTCGATCATGGTCGGCATGGTGGGAATCGGGCCGCCGCCGGGGCCCGAGTGCTCGAACTTGTCGGTGAACACGCCGTGGTGGCGGCCGAGCAGTTCCAGGTTCTTCACCTTGTCCGGCCATTTGATCTTCTTGAGGATGCCGACCGCCGCGCGGGAATCGCCCTTGCCCTCGAACATCTCGGCCAAGTCGAAGCCGCTGAGGTACTGGCGCCAGGCCTTGGGCCACTGGCTGAGCGGGCGGAGGGTCAGGTCATCGTTGACAATGTCCAGGAGGTCCATCTGATCGATCTCCTCCAGGCGCCGGACGACGTAGTCGGCGTCAGACCTGGTGCGCTCGGCGCGCTCCTTCATAGCCGCCTGGATGGCGGATGTGATGTCCGGCTTCTGCAGCAGTTGGTAACCGATCTCGGACGCGCGATTCTTGCTGTACCCGGCCCTGATTGCCGCCTGGGTCGCATTGAGGTCGAGCAGATACTCGGCGACGAAGCGGCGCTGTTTTGCTGTTAGCGCCATGGATCACCTCAACTGAGCCTCAGGATGGGCGCGATGTTGCCCTTGTTGCGGTAGACCAGCACCAGCAGCACCAGCAGGACCGCCAGCAGGTAGGGCGATATCGGCGTTGCGTGGCGCGCCATCAGCACGGCCAGGCTGATCGACAGCGCCTGCATGCCGGTCCCAGCGGCGAGGATGTACGCGCAGAGCGAGACGCCGAACCGGTACGTGGCGCCGTGGCGCTGGTACGTGAAGATGCGGCAACTGATAGCGCCGCAGACGGCCGCAGCCGCCAGGGTCACCAGGTCAACCATCTTTCCGACCTCCGATCATGCCGACGATGCGCTGCAGAACGATCTGAAGCCATGCCGGCGCGCGGCCACCGATCATCCAGTCGAGCACGCCGATCAGGATCGTGACGATCAGCGCGGCGGTGACCAGTGCGGGAAGTCCGGAGAACTGGGTCGCGCCCCGCCCGACAGCCTCGGTGGCGGCGTAGTAGCCGCCGACCCAGGACGCCAGCAGGTAGCCGAGGCGCCTGGCCATGGTCAGGTCGTGGGCCCAGAGCACGAACAGCAGCGCGCCGGCGAAGCCGCCGATCACCGCATTGACGTCGACTCCGGGGATGATCGCGGTGGCAGTGAGCCCGACGGCGCCGGCTGCTGCTACTGCTCCGCTGCTCGTCGGTTCAGCCATGGGGTGCTCCAGAAACGAAAAAACCCGGCGCCAGGGCCGGGTTTTCGGGGGAATCTTTTGGTTGGGTGCTACTTCGCAAACTGGGAAAATACTCCCAAATCTCTTATCAAAATGTCAAGCGGCGTCTCGTTGGGCCGCAACCACCCGTGCCACCGGCACCAGGGCCTGGGCGTCCAGCCGGTTGAGCTCCTGCATGAAAATCTCCCAGATCGCCGCCCAGTCACGCTCCCAATTCGCGGCGTACAGTACGAACCCCGGCCAGTCCGCCAGGAACTGGATTACCTTGCCGGGCCACCACTCCTCCCGGCCGTTGACCATGTCCTTCCACGAGTGCATCGCCGCCAAGGCCACCCAGTAAGCGACCTCCTGGCGGGGCTTGTTCATCTTCGGGAGATCCGCCGAGAAGTACAGGAAGGACTGCGCGCGGTTCTGGTCGACCCCGTTCGCCAGCGGCGAGTACAGGAAGTGGCCGAGGTGCTGCAGTGGCGCCGGAAGCGTGCTGATCGCATGCATCACCTTGCCGGCGGCGAGCATGTGCTGGCAGCGGTTCAGGTTCCCCGCGGCGCGCCCGGTCCGCGTCTCGTAGGCGGCGATGATCTGGGAGTCGATGGGGAATAGGCCCTCCGGCTCCTTGCTCTCGCCCTGGTATCCCTCGGGGAAGCGGGCCACCAGTTTCTTGCGGCGCTTCGCCCTGGTCTTCCGTGTCGCCTCTTCGGCATCTTCGATGGCTTTCGCCATCACCGACGCGCCCGGGATGTGGTACGCGTCCTGCCAAGCCTGGCGCGCGCTGACCAGTCTCATTTCGACTCTCCCCTGTAGTTTCCTGTAGTCACTGCTCGCCCTCGAGGAGAGGGACGACTTTCACTCGCACGCCTGGCGTTTCGCCGTAGCTTCCCCACCACCGCCTTCACGACCTGGACGTCGTCCTTCCAGACAACGCCGTTCAGGCCGTCGTAGATCGCTTTGATCACGTTGTCCATATCGGGCTTCTTGGTGGGGTACAGGCCGCCGGCCAGCGCCAGCGACTTCCGCTTTTTCGACATCGATTGAGGGATGCTCAGCGCGATGTCGAGCTCGACCAGCACTGGGCCCTCGAACAGCGCGCGGCCTGCCATGGCCTGCTGTCCGCTGTGTGCGATCAGCCCCTCGTAGTTCGCCGTCTTCGCCGGCGTGAACATCCTGGCGTGGGCACCGACGCGACCGATACGCGGTCTCCCCTTCCCTACCGGCTCGCCGGGTACGGTGAACATCACCGGGCGGAGGTCATGCATCACGACGCACCTCCGGCGCTTTACGGCGCATCTTGGCCAGCAGCAGTTCCCGCGCCTGGGCGCCACTGAGCCCATCCAGGCCCTGGGCCTGCATCCGGTGGAGCAGTTGCTGCTCGGCAAGCTCATCGGCGCGCTGCAGCTCTGACTTCTGGCTGTCGTGGCCAATCGCCTTGGCGACCTTTCCGTTCAGCGGCTCACCAGCCTCGAGGCGTCGGACCACTACGGCATAGTTATGCTCGAACTCAGCGCGAAGTCGCTTGTCGCCGTACTGGGCCCGACGAAGCTCGAACAGGCCTGTGAGTTCGGCAGCCACCTT